GATGGCTCAGTCAGCTGCTAACATAGCTGGTGAGCCTATTATTGTTAGACGGGGTTGTATTCCAAACAAAGGACAAAGCACATGAGTATTACGTACCGTGGTGAAACATTTGCTGGTTATAATAAAGCAAAGCGTACACCGGGACATAAAACAAAATCACATGCTGTGCTTGCCAAGGAAGGTGACACAGTTAAACTAGTTCGCTTTGGACAACAAGGCGTAAAGGGGGCTGGAAAGAGTCCTGCTACTGCCAAAGATAAGGCACGTAAAAAATCCTACTATGCACGTCACAATGCACAGGGTAAACCTACCAGTAAACTTTCTGCAAAATACTGGTCACACAAAGTCAAATGGTAATTAGGAGATATTAACAATGGCTGATGTAAAACGCAAAGGCAGTATATTCTCATACGAGAATCGTGCCTTAGGCAAAACTGTTAAATACAAATTAGTTGATGGAAAGTTTTATAAAATAAAAGACGATGGAAGTCTGTCTGGTAGTTCTGTAAACAATCCCATTATTCGTGCTGCTTTAAACAAAGAGTTATCTGGAAGTGATTCCTCAATTGTAACTCGTGGTACAGGCGAAGGTGCTGCCACCAAACGTCCCGGACCGGGCATAAAGCAAAAGAAACAAAGAGCACAAGAAAAAGCAATGTTTCCGTATGAATATAAAACAACGGGGTCTGATGCTTTATCTACAGAGAAACTTAAACGTACTGCGTATAGTGAGCGTAAGCCTACTACACCATCATCTGCTATTGGACGTAAGCGTACAAAGTATAAAACAGATGTGAAAGATAAAGGTGTACCTGTACCACCTAAGAAGCCTACAGAGTCTGGGCGAATTAAAATGGACGAGTTCAGTGCCTTAATGGATACTGTCACAAAGCCAAGAGGTACAGTGGACCAAAGTAAGAAACGTCCACCTGCTCAAGAAAGCAAACCTACTTCTACACAAGCACGTGTACGGACAAAACGTGCGCAGCCTGTTACTGCTGGTCCAAATGTAGGGTTTGGTCCAAAAGGTAACATCTTTCCTAGTAATGCAGCAGAACGCCGTGAGTTAATGGCTAAGTATGGTGGCACAGGAAGTGCTGCTGCTAAAGCTGCTGCTGCAGGTAGACAAGGTAACCTTGCTAAGAAAGCTGCTAAAGGTGGCTATATGAAAAAGAGTAAAGGTTCTATGGATTATCGTAAAGGCGGTATGGTAATGTCAACAGTTGATAATAGAAGGAAAAGATAATGGCTAACGTAGGTAAAGCAGTTGTTAAAGGTGTGCGTAAACTTGCTGGTAAATCTAGTAAAAGTAAAAAAGGTTTAACCAAAGCTGAACTAAAAGAAAAAACAAAAGGCAAAGCTACACAAAAAAATGTGCGTTTTAAAAAGAAGTATGAAGTACAAGAAGGTGCTGGTCTTGCCTCAGAAGGCGGCGGCAGTGTAAAAGCTACACGTGCTTCTGGTACTCGTGGTGAAAAAGTTACTGTAGGCAGCAAGTCATATACTAACTTTATTAATGACCAGATGGCTATCTTCCGTGGGAAACCTGATAGAGCATCCATAATAAGACGTAGGGTCTTGAAAAAAATTACAGAAGCGGAACAGGCTGGAGATACTGCAGCAGTTAAAAAGTTACGTGCTTTTGCTGACAAATTAGAAAATGCTGGAATTAAAAAAGGTGAGGCAGAAGCTGCCACAACTCGCCGCAAGATTTCTTCCACTTTAAGTGGTCGTAAAAAACCAGTAGATAACTACGGTATGGCACTTAAACAAGCAGTAGAAGATGGCGTTATTGAAAGTGAGTACACTAAAAATCTTACACCGCCTCAGATGGCACAAGTTGAAAAAGCTGCTCGTAATGCTAAAAAGCCTACAGGCCGTAGAATTGTTGAGGCAGGATATGAAGAAGAAAAACGTAAACCGGGTGATAGTGCAGTAGGTCGCCGTAGTGGTTCACGTGGTATGGCTAGTGGTATTCGTGCGGAAGACCGTGCAAGCATTAAAGACCCAATTAATAAAAGAGCCAAAGGCGGCTACATGAAAAAACCTAAAGGGTCAATGGACTATCGCATGGGTGGTATGGTAATCTCTAGTGTTGATAATAGAAAGAAAAAGTAATGGCTGACACAATGACACAAAAAGAACTGAATGCCTATTACAAAGAAAGGGGCTATTATCACAAAAGTGACCCACGCCATGCCATGAACAAAGAACGTACTGGTCCATCTGTAATGATTGCCGTAGGTGTACCACTCCCAAAGAAAAAACCAGCAGAGCCAAAGAAAAAAAGAAAAGATGAAAAAGCTAAAATGGCTAAAGGTGGATATGCTAACTGCGGTGCTTCAATGCCAGCTGCTCAAAAATCAACTAAGATGGCATATGGCGGTATGGTTAAAAAGAAGTAGTAAGATATTATGAAACATAAAATCAAACGTACTGTATACAAATATCTAGCACTTGGCTTGTTACATTCTAGCAAGCCATTCCTTGCTATTGGCAATTGGCTGTGGCATATGCACCGTGTTGTGCTAGAGTGGAATAAGTAATGTCAACATTCTTGTCAAATAAAAATGGTCGCGTAAGAAGTGTAGGACATAAGTGTACTACAACTTCACGTGAACTTATTTATACCTGTCCAAAGAATCACACTACACTTGTCACCCTTTTATTTTTATCTAACACTGATACCGCTAACCGTGACGTTACCATTGAGTGGTATCATTCTGATGAAGCTGTATACTACACTGTGTTTGGTACATCTATCTCATCAAAGAACTATTTGCAGTTTTCTGATGGATACATGGTATTAAATGAAGATGACAGATTTCATATTACAGCTGGTGCGGCTAATGTTATTAGTGCCATTATTAGCGTTGAAGAAATCTTTGACCCCGTAACTCACTAAGGAGAACAGGAGATATGCCCCTCACAAAAAAAGGTTCTGAGATAAAAGCCGCAATGAAAAAGCAATATGGGGAGAAGAAGGGTGAGCAAGTCTTCTACGCAGCAGCCAACAAAGGAACAGTTAAAGGAGTGGCGAAAGGACAGAAGTTCGCGCCGGGTGGGTCAGTTGGAAAAGCTGGCAAATCGGCGAAGCCTAAAGCGCAGAGCAAAAGTAGAGTTAATGAAGCTGGCAACTACACTAAGCCAACTATGAGAAAAAGATTATTTGAAAAGATTAAAGCTGGCAGCAAGGGTGGTAAACCCGGACAGTGGTCAGCACGTAAGGCACAGATGTTAGCACGTGAATACAAGGCAGCAGGTGGAGGCTATAAGTCATAATGGAATGGTGCATGTCTTCATCTTACTTGTATACATCGGAACTGGAGAAAGCCGCTACCTTGCTAGTGGAGACATGTATTTCCGCAGTATTACGGACTGCAACTTCTATGCCCGTGAAGTGTCAAGACGTTATGGAAGCTACACCTATCGTGATTGGGTGGATGAACGAGACCGTGTTACCGCATATTGTGTCCCTAAGTATCTAAAGAAAGGCACAGTCGAGGTGTATTAAATGTTAGCAGAACTAGCCGCTGCTAACGCAGCCTTCGGAGTTATTAAACAAGCTATAAGCAACGGACGTGACATTGCAAGTGTCGGCAGTCATATTGCAAAGTTTGTAGATGGAAAAGAAGATTTACAAAGAAAAGTATCAAATAAAAAGAATAGTTCATTTTATAGGGGCAATGACTTTGAAGAGTTTATGGCTCTTGAAGCTATAAAAGAAAAAGAAGAAGAACTAAAACAAATTATGATAATATGTGGCAGACCGGGTTTGTGGAATGACTGGATTAAGTTTCAGGCAGAAGCACGTAAGGCTAGACTAGAAGCAGAAGAAGCTGCACGTAAACATAAACAGAAAATATTAGAGATAGCAATACTATCTACTGCAATTGTAATAGGCATTGGTGTATTATCTGTTATAGTGTACATTGGACTTAAACGTAGGGGCATACTGTAATAATGAAAGCACCACAAAAAAGCCTAGTAGCATGGACAAAACAGAAGTGGCGCACCAAGAGTGGCAAGCCCTCTGGACAAACAGGTGAAAGGTATTTACCTGAAAAAGCAATAAAGTCCTTGACAAGTGCAGAGTATTCTGCTACAACTAAGGCGAAGAGAGAAGGTACACGTGCAGGACAACAATTTGTACGACAGCCGAAGCGCATTGCAAAGAAGACTGCACAGTTTCGCAGAGGAACTTAATATAAAGTTATTGCGCGAAGAGTTTCCTGAACTGGAGACACGTGTTGAGATATTGCAATACGAGATAGGACAGAGATATGCTACAATCGCTCATCGGACCAGTAACAGGTCTACTTGATAAGTTTATTGAAGACAAAGACCAGAAGGCAATGCTTGCACATGAGTTAGCTACAATGGCTGACAAGCAAGCTAACAGTATTGCACTGGCGCAGATAGAAGTGAATAAGATGGAAGCTGCTTCAGGCTCTATCTTTAAAGGTGGATGGAGACCCTTCATTGGATGGGTATGCGGTATAGCGTTTGCATATCACTTTGTTTTACAGCCGCTGATTATCTTCGGTGTCAGTGTTGCTGGCATAGATGTTCCAGAACTACCAGAGTTTGACATGTCAACACTTCTTACTGTTCTTGGTGGACTACTTGGACTAGGAACATTACGCACTTATGAAAAATCAAAAGGCTTATCTAAGTGAGTGCAAAGCAAATACTAGAGTGGAAAATTATTCCACGCTTTATGATGCTAGTAATAACTCTGATGAGTTGGCGTTGTGCGGAGTGGTTTATGAACTTGGAAGACCCGACAGCACCACAGTCAGCTTTTGTAAGCGTTGTGATGGGTGCTATGACAGGTGCATTCGGAATTTGGATGGGCAACGAACATAAGAAGACTTAACAGATGAAATATGATAAAAGCATATTTATACAAAAATTAATTGAACATGAAGGCTTAGTGCTGCAAGTTTATAAAGATAGCTTGGGCATTGACACTATTGGAATTGGTAGAAACCTAGAAGACCGTGGCATCAGTGACGAAGAACTAGAAGACATGGGCATTGCCAGCATTGACCACGTGTATTCATTTGGCATTACAGAAGCAGATGCCATACTTCTAGCAGAGAATGACGTACAGATTGTTGAGAAAGAACTGCTGGATGTCCATCCTTGCATCGCAGGATTAGACGCTGTACGTCAACTTGTACTCATGGACATGGCATTTAATATGGGTGTGCCACGTTTATGTAAGTTTAAAAAGATGTGGGCTGCTATCCATGACGAAGATTTTACTACTGCATCAAAAGAAATGCTTGACAGTAGATGGGCAAATCAGGTAAAATCACGTAGTACAAAATTAGCCCACGCAATGTATTCAGGACAAATGTAATATGGCTAGAGAATTAAATGAAAAACAGCAGAAGTTTTTAGACGTACTGTTTGACGAGGCGGGTGGTGACATGGTTGCCGCTAAAAAACTTGCTGGCTATTCTGACGGTACGCCTACTACATCTATTGTAAAAGGTTTAAAAGAAGAGATTCTTGAAGCCACACAAATGTATATGGCACGTAATGCACCAAAGGCTGCACTTGCTATGACAGGTGCGCTGTACGACCCAACTGAACTTGGTATTCGTGATAAGATGTCTGCCGCCAAAGAATTG